AGGAGTTTGTGTCGAATCAATAGAGATGTGAACTGTTGGTCTGAATTTCGTCTGTTTCGGAGGTATTCCGGTCAAAGACCAGGCAAATTCTATTGCTTGAATTGACTCGTGGAGAGTTTCATACGCATAAGAATCAGGATTGGCGATAATATTGTAAAGAATGTGAATAACATAGCCATAATCCGTTCCATCGATATCATTGCCAATTCTAGTCTGATACGAAAGATTAAAACTCTTCGGAGGTTGTTCGTAATAATTCAATCCGGGAGAAACTACGGCAATTCCGTTTACAGAATCAAACTCATCCGGATACGTATATGCCTTGAGTGTTCCCTCGAAGTCCCTAGGAGTAAGATTTTCCAGAAATTTGAAGCCATCTAAATAGAACGATTTCAACTCGGCATTAGAACTTTCTTCAACTCCGATTAGACCGTTCCAAACAGCTACCGTACCGTCATGAAGATAAAGAACTCCATGATCGATTCCCGTTTGATAGAACTTTTCTCCTGGCTTGTCCCAAACAAGAACCGCCATGTCACCCCCTTCCTATCCACGAGTACCCAACTGGAATTTACGTTGAGCGTTGAGCTGACGATTCCGAGCAGCAACCTCAGAACGACTCATCTTCTTTGGCTTGGCTTGCTTGATGTTACATACTCGAATCAAAGTGAAAAGCCGGTTGAGGTGCCAATACTCACACTCAAATGGAATTTCGAAAGTGATCATCCAGTAATAGATCAACTCTGCCGTAATGACATCTCGACTTTGCGGAGCTCCTGGAGGCTCATTAAACCAAGTAGCCGTCATCTTGGCCTCGATGTACTCATTGACTTTGTTAAGATTGTCTGCCGAAAGCTTGGTGAAGACTTCACTCGGTACATCAGGAGTCAACGTCATGGCTTTTATATAACCAATAGTCTCTTCGTTCGTTTTTTCACCCTTACCGAGAAAGGGTTTCTCGTAAATTGCCTCCCATTTTGACAGTGAGACCAGAGAATGCTCTAAGTCTAAAGTCACATCGCCTTTTGTAATAAACTCTTGAGACTCCTCATCGAACATTTCGATGCCCGGTACCACAATAGTGAGCATTCTCCAGCCTCCTGAAGTTATTACGGTCCGGCGAACAGAGCGATGACTGCGTCTGGGGTGGGAAGAGCAGCTGGAGTTGCTGCCAGACCATACAGCAAAGTCTCGAGCGATGTAAGATCCGCTGGATCCACCACAGTCGAATCGACGACGATAAGGGAGGTAGGCTTCATTCCCGTGACAGGAGCAGGAGTCGTCGTGACATCCCAGCTGAACGCGATTGCCTCGGGTGAATCGTTGATCGTGGCATACGCCTTCTCCGACGGAGCAGCCTGGCAACCATAGACGAGATGCAACTTGTAGCCATGTTCTGTACCATCGATGTCGTTTCCGACTCGAGATCTGTAAGACAGTCCGAACTGCTTGCGACCCTGCTGCCCTACAGCGACACCAGGGTTCGGAAGAGCCGTACCGTCACATTCGGCGAACTCGTCCGGATAGGTGAACGCTTCGATCGTTGCGCCGAACTCCTCAGCAGAGATCAGGTTCAGGTACTTGATGTTGTCTGCATACTGCGCATTGGGCTCAGCACCAGACGGTGATTCAGTGACAGTGGTGAGACCGTTCCAGGCAACACCCGTGTTGTAAACACCAGTTTGGTCCGGAAGGTAGAGAACTCCATGGTCTACACCAGTCTCGTAAAGTCGCTCGCCAACTTGGTCCCAAGTCAAAGGGGCCATTTTTTTCCTTTCCTAGAAGTATACGTTATAAACATCGTGGTTCAAATTATCAACCGTATAGAATCTATTGAACAGGGTCAAAGGCATCGCGGCCACTTTGTCTGGAATATCGCTGTCGGGATCTCGATCAATAACCGTGACCATATAACGCTTGGTATGATCGTACGGTATATCGTCAGCAAATTTTGTATCCGCAAAATCGCGTGTATAGACAATGCATGGATACGTCAACTGTACATTTGTCGGCGGTTGAAAGTAAACGTTTGCTGTAAACGTTTCAAGGAGCTGGTGTAACTGCAGCCGTTGGCCCATTGTACACCTCCCCTAAGCTTAGAATAAGACGGGGGCTCTGTACTTCGACACTTTGTACTGTCCAGAGAACCCCCGCCCATTCTACATAACGAATGGCGAAGAAGTTATCATTGGCATACGCGTCGGCTACAATGCTGATAGAGTTTTGTACGTTAAGATCGAAATTGAGCGTGTCCCCTTGACGAAGATTTCTCGCATTGCGAATAACGTCTCCATAGTAAGAACGTTCAACAATATCATCGACCCATACACCAGGAGCCTTTTCTACTGACGTCCCGTAGCCAATACGACCGAAGAATCTTGCCATAGAGGACCTACCTTAAGACCGGTTCGTGAAAGTCCACTCGTCCTGAACGTTGTTAGCGAAGTAGTACTGACTGCCACTTGGCACGGCCTCCACTGTAAGAGACTCACCGTTGGCAAGCGAGGTCGGAGATGCCGTGGTAAGCGTTGCTCCGGTAGACTTGTTCCTGTACGTGACGCCCGTTGTGGTGGCCACGGTCACAGTCGTCCCATCGAAGGTAGGCTTGGCAGGAGTGACAAGCGAGGACCCAGCTGCCGCTCTCCTGATGACCAGAGCCGAACGCATCTTCGTGAGAGCACCCGAGACACGAGTCTCCAAGAGATACTTGTACTGGTTGTAGTCGATGTCGAAGTCGTCGAAGAAGTTGATGTCTCCACCCTTGTCAGCACCGATCGTGTAGTCCTTCAGATTCACAACGATGCCAACGAGATCCTGCTCGGTCTCCATGGGCTCGACAGTAACGATCCCCGCGACCCCCATCTCCGACGCGAGCTCTGCCGGAGTCTTCCAGAGACGATGACCCATGTTGTCCCGAGTGAGCAGAAGGGAAGTCAGCATGGGGAGAGTGGTGTACATGGTCGGAGAACCCGATCCCTTATAAAACCCCATGGCTGAGATGATCCCATCCACGATATCGGACGAAGTACCACTGTCGTCGACGAAGACCGTTGCTGCATAGAGATCATGATCATTGAGAATCGAACGGATACCCGCACCGTCAGAGACTCCTGCAGGATCCTTGATCTTGTCGTCATCGGCAACATCGCGGCCGTCACCGATCAGAACAGCACGAGCAAGCTCCTCGTCGAGCATAAGGCGCATCTCAGCCTTGAGCCAGACCACAACATCGAAATCGGTGATGTCGATGATATCGTCACGGTCAAGCTTCTGCTTCTTGTAGACCGTGCTCGGAGTCGTAACGCGCTTCGAGACGCTGAACCACTCTTCCTTTTTCAGCGATCCCTTTACGTAGCCCTTTGCCCGCGCGTCGTCGAGGGTGATATCGGCGACAATGGACTTGATACGGGAGAAGGGCGAGTGCCTTGTTCCAGTAATGACTCCTGAGACCCATTCGACTCTCCGACTGTCGAAGTCGGGAGTGTCTGTGATGGCCTTGGCGTCGGGAAACAGTGTTTCGATGTTCTCGATACCGTGCTTGAGGGCATACCCCTGGACGGCCTCTTTCAGGGAGCCACTTCTATGAGCTTCGGAGACGATTTCCTTAATAGCATCATGAGAGAGAACATTTTCGTCGTCCTTGTTCTTGCCTCCGCTCTGCTCCTCGAAGACATTACGAGTCATGCGTCGTCCTTCCTCTTCACTATTATCATCTTGCTGATGGACTAATTCTGCGTCTGACTTTTCATCAGAATTCTCTACTTCTTTCTTCTGCTCTTCCTGCTTTGACTCGTCATTGGAATGAGACACATCTTGAGAATCCTGAGCAGAGCTTTCAAGAGCGACGCCGATCATATAGTGGACGACTTCCTGCTGTTCGGGAGTCATCGAGTCATAGATTTCTTGAACCGTGGGAGAATCATCTGTCGAATCTGTGGAATCCGTAGAATCTGCGGAAATCGACGATGATCCATCCACATGCTGAAGCTCCAGTCCCGTATAAATCACTGCCTCATCTTCGAGAGTGACTACATCACCATCAGCATGAGCAATAGAGATGTTGTCGATGAGTGCACCAGGATTGGCTCCAGACAGTACGAGACTCAGCTCACGAATGAAGCCATGAATAACCTGCTTCGACTTCTCGGTAAGCTGATTTGCATAGATGGAAAGAGACTTGATGTCTCCATGCTCCACTAGAGTCTTGGCATTCTTACCCTGTTCGGTCTCATTGAAGAATCCGTAGGCATAAACGCCATCTTCACGATGCTCGAGATTTGCATAGCCGAGCACATTGCTGGGTTCGTTGTGCACATGCTGCCAGACCAACGGAACAGTAGCCTTATCTTGATGCTTAAAGGCATCCGGCATGATCGTCCGTCCATCTGAGCACTTAAGACCAGCCTTTGTAGCATAGCCACTGAAATCAGGCTTAGCCTCTACTCCCATTTTGAACGTCCTTCCTTAATCTTGGATCAACGACCAAGGCTCGTCCATTCAGAACCTCGTCAAGCGTCGCTTTGGCTACAGGCATGTTGCTGTTCAACAATAGATCAGCTTTCGGATCTGTATGGGGAGCTAGACCAACAACTTGCCGCATCTCATTCGACGTCATGATCTCATTACGTGTAAATTTGTCAGCAATCTCTGCGATACTCGCAATCGGAACCAACCGAAATGGATCTCGAAAGAACATAATTGATTGCTTTTGCGTTCGAGCAGTTTTAGTCAGGAAGGTACGTCGCATAGATTCTACGATCGCTGTAAGAATAGGCTCTACTGTACGGTTCCAATAATTCAACATAGTTTTCTCGTCAGCTGTGCCATTCATAACTTCTTCTGTAAGACCGAGTTGTCCATAAAGCATACCTGTCAAATACTCGACCTGATTCAGAAGATTGTTCTCGGCCGGACGATTCAGCTGAGTAATCTTTTCAGTCCCGTCTGTATAGGCGATACCGTATTGACTACCCTTAAGTTGAAACTCAATGTCAGCACGACGCTGCTCTGCCTGCTGTCTGCGAGCTTCTGACTTGATCACATATGGAAGCTGAATAATGATGTCGAGTTTTCCCGAGGCAACCTGCTCATCAACGTTGTCCAAGAGAAGGAGCTTATACAAAAGACGTTGAAGAGTAGAGTTCGGAGCATTCATAACGGAGTACAACGGATTCTCGATAATGGCCACGACATTTTTATTCAACGTAATCTCTTCGCGCAGCCCTGTCGCCTCATTGTAAACATTCACGCGTACGTGTTGGGGATACCACATGACAATCTCACCGACACGAAGCGTTAAAATATCATAGCCACCAGTCTGTAATGGACTGATTGAAGTATCAACAGGAACAAGCGCTGCTACGCCTTTATCGAAAAGTGTCAAAGCGACATCTTGTCTGAACGCGCGCGCAGCTTGATCAATATTGGCTTCAACAGTCAAACAGTTATTAAGACCGCTGTCAATGTCTTCGAGATACCGATTTTGATCATCGTTTCTTATATGGCGCATGTCGACGGAGGCTACATCAATGCTAAGACGCGTATAGATCGAAGAGATAATGGAACGTTCATTAGGAATTCGAAGTCTCGTACGATCTGGTCTTGCATAAAAGCTTCCGCCATAGTAAGCAGGCTGAGATTTGAGTCGATCTTCCTGGTTGGCAAACACGTTCCATGCATGCTTCAACGCCGCGCCAATTTTCGCCACTTAACCTCCCTTCTTAATTTCCCCAACCGAAGATGAGA